TTTCTGATCCGAACGCCGCCACGATGGCGCAGCGGATCATGCAGTACCAAGCCGCTCTCCAGTTGGCTCAGGGCGCTCCTCAAATCTATGACCTGCCCCACCTGCACCGGCAGATGTTGGAAGTTCTTGGTATCAAGAACGCCGACAAGTTGGTTCCGGTCGAGGAGGATCAGAAGCCCCGCGACCCGATCAGCGAGAACATGTCGTTCCTGACCGGCAAGCCGACCAAGGCATTCATCTATCAGGATCATCAGGCCCACATCGCCACCCACATGGCGCTGCTCCAGGACCCGATGGTGGCTCAGATGATCGGGCAGTCTCCGATGGCCCAACAGATGGGCGCTGCGATCATGTCTCACGTCGCAGAGCACATGGCCTTTGCGTACCGTCAACAAGTGGAAGAGCAACTGGGCGTGCCGCTTACTCCGCCCGACGCTGAACTGGATGAGCAGACAGAGGTGCAAATCTCCCGTCTGGTTGCTCAAGCCTCTCAGCAACTGCTCCAGTCCAACATGGGTAAGGCTCAACAGGCCCAAGCCCAACAGATGGCGCAGAACCCGCAACTCCAGATGGCGCAGGCAGAACTGCAACTCCGGGCGCAAGAACTACAGCGCAAGGAGCAGGACAGCGAGCGTGACTTCGCAATCGCCCAAGAAAAGATTCGCTTGGAGCGTGAGCGCATCGAAGTTGAAAGACAGAAGGAACAAGCCCGTCTGGCAAATCAGAGCCGTCAGGCTGACAAGAAACTTCGTGCCGACATGATTAAGACGGTAATGAAACCGCGCCAAAAACCAGGCGCACCTAAACAGTGAGGTTTTAAATGGCAACCACTGCGTTTTCCGTGGTATTAAAAGACATTGAGGATCATCGGGAGTCCATCGCCCGAGCCCTCGTAGATGGTGCGGCTCGGGATTATTCCGAGTACCGCAGTATGTGTGGTGAGGTCCGGGGTCTCTCAACCGCACACATGTTTATCACAGACCTCGTGCGAAAGATGGAGCAAAACGAAGATGAGTGAAATCCTCCTTAGTACCGGAGAAGATGCTGTCCCGACCACCCTGCCGGAGACGGCAGAGGAAAAGGCCAAGCAACTCCCCGACCCGTCAACATACCACCTACTCTGCGCTCTTCCAGAGATCGAGAAGGAGTATGAGAGCGGCATCGTGAAGTCAGGGCAGACAATGCACTTCGAAGAAGTCATGTCCCCCGTGCTCTTCGTGATGAAGATGGGGCCGGACGCATACGGCGATAAGAGCCGCTTCCCCAGTGGACCCTCGTGTAAACCGGGCGACTTTGTCCTGGTTCGTCCCAACACGGGCACCCGCGTGAAGATTCACGGGCGTGAGTTCCGCATCATCAACGATGACAGCGTGGAAGCCGTGGTTCAAGACCCGCGTGGCATCTCTCGTGCATAAAGGAGGATTACATGCCGCTTGATCAAGAAGCATTTAAGTTCCCGGACGAGAAGGCCGAGGAAAAGAAACAAGACGAAGTCCAGTTTGAAGTCGAAGGCGAGGCGGAGCCAGAGGTAGAGGTTGTCGATGACACCCCACCGGAGGACCGTGACCGCGCCCCGATGAAAGAACCTCCCTCGGAGGTGACGGATGATGAACTGGCCCAGTATTCAGACGGGGTCAAGAAGCGCATCCAACACTTCTCTAAGGGTTATCACGAAGAGCGCCGAGCAAAAGAGGCTGCTTTCCGTGAGCGTGAAGAGGCTATTCGACTTGCCCAACAACTCATGGAGGAGAACAAAAAACTCCAGAGTTCTCAAGGACAAACCCAGCAGGTATTGCTTGAGCAAGCCAAGAAGGTTGTCCAAAGCGAGGTTGATGACGCCAAGCGTAAATATAAGGAAGCCTACGAATCAGGTGATGCGGAGGCGTTGGTTGCGGCTCAGGAAGAACTCACTGCGGCGAAGATTCGGGCAGAGCGAGTTAATAATTTCAAGCCAGCCCCTTTACAAGAAGAAAAACCTGCGGTACAACCCGCACCACAACCAGTTCAGCAAGAGCAGGTTCGCGTTGATCCCAAAGCCTCTGCGTGGCAAGACGCCAATCCGTGGTTTGGACAAGATGACGAGATGACTGCTCTTGCACTGACGGTTCATCGAAAACTTGTGGAAAGTGGGGTAAGTCCAAACAGCGATGAATACTATGACCGCATCAATACTCGGATGCGGCAGGTCTTCCCAGATGCGTTCCCCTCTGAGAAGCCGGTAATGAAATCGCCTGTCGTGGCACCTGCGACCCGAAGCACAGCGCCCAAAAAGATCGTGCTGACCAAGTCCCAAGTAAACATCGCCAAGCGGCTCGGACTGACGAATGAGCAGTACGCCCGTGCGGTTGCGGAAGAAATGAGGAAACAAAATGGCTGAACGTACCCCCCGTGATTTGGAAACCAGAGCAAAGATGGAGCGCCCCAAGCAGTGGATGCTTCCTGAATTGCTGCCGAGCCCCAACCCCGAGGACGGCTACGAGTTCCGTTGGATTCGAATCAGTACCCTGGGTACTGCCGATCCAGGCCATATTTCTTCAAAACTCCGCGAAGGTTGGGAGCCTGTGAAGGCATCTGAGCACCCTGAAATCCAGATCATGGCAACTGGGGACAAGCCCCGGTTCCCAGACAGTATCGAGATTGGCGGGCTCTTGCTTTGCAAAACACCCAAAGAGTTTGTTGCCCAACGCAACTCATACTATCAGCGTCAAACTGATGGTCAGATGCAGTCGGTCGACAACGCCTTCATGCGCGAGAACGATCCACGGATGCCCGTCTTCAAGGAGCGGCGCTCTGAGGTGAAGTTCGGACGCGGTTAAATCATCTTAGGAGTCAAACATGGCTTATCCCGTTGTTGACGCCTCTTACGGCTTCAAGCCCATCAACGAACTAAATGGGCTTCCGTACGCAGGCGCTACCCGCCAGATTCCGATTCAGCGTAACTATGGCACCGCGATCTTCGCCGGTGACTTGGTTAAGTTTGAAGCGGGTCTGATTGAAATCACCGACATGACCTCTGCCAGCACAACTGGCCTGGGCCAAGCCGGTGTCTTTGTTGGCTGCTCGTACACCAACCCCTCGACCGGTCAGAAGTTGTTTGCCCAGTACTACCCCGGTAGCATCCTGGCAAACGACATCGTGGCCTATGTGGTGGATGACGACCGCGCAGTCTTCAAGGCTGTGATGATCGCTCAGTCTGGCAGCGTGTCCAACACTGCTACCGCCATCGGTTATGTGTCGCAAGCCTTCGTGGGCACCAACCTGTTCCCGGTGACGGGCGTTGCAGGTTCCACGACGACTGGCAACAGCAAGATGGGCGTGTGCGGCACCAACCCCACCAACGGTACCGGCGGCATTCGCGTGCTGACCACGGCTCCGTTCCGTGTGGTTGGCGTTGTGCCCGAGACCGGCGTTACCCTGACTGGCGCGGGCACCTGCTCGACCACGACCATCACCTTGGACGCTGCTGTGACTGGCCTGCAAGCCGGTATGCAGTTCATCGTTGCAGGTGTGGCGAACGCCAATGCGGGTGACTACAACCTCGTGACCAACGTGAATGGCACCACGGTGACCATTTCTCGCTCTGTGACGATTGCTTCCTCGACCGCCATGACCTTCGTGGGCTTCCCCGAAGTTCTGGTCAAGTGGAACCAGGGCTATCACAGTTACGACAACCCGCTGGCTACTGGCCTGTAAGGAGTAACTAAAAATGGCAATTTCTCGTGCCCAACTACTGAAGGAACTCCTGCCGGGTCTGAACGCCCTGTTTGGCATGGAGTACAAGCGTTACGGCGAAGAACACAAGGAAATCTACGAGACCGAGACTTCCGAGCGTTCGTTCGAAGAAGAAACCAAACTGGCTGGTTTCTCTGCCGCCCCGGTTAAGCCTGAAGGCCAAGCCATTGCGTATGACAACGCGCAAGAAGCCTGGACTGCACGGTACAACCACGAGACCATCGCTATGGGTTTCTCCATCACCGAAGAGGCGATGGAAGACAACCTGTACGACTCTCTGTCGGCCCGTTACACCAAGGCTCTGGCCCGTGCTATGGCTTACACCAAGCAGGTCAAGGCTGC